AGACAGTGGCGATTTAATACTAGGAGTTCAGAAGGATGGATATCACGAATATAAGTTAGAAGGTGATAAATTTGATACAAGAATGCATCTTAGAGTTGTACCATTAGATGAGAAAGATACATGGATAGCATGGACTGGTAAAAAACAAGAGATGTTAGATAATAAAGATAATGAAAATTTATGGAATATACAAGAGGATAGATACTCGAAATTGAAGTTTCCATCTAAAAATGCCGACTAACTTATATAGTAAAGTTTGAAGGTACTTAGTTAATGCTTATGGCGGAATCCCTTTTAATGAAGGCGGATACTTCCCATAATTTTAAAATATTAAAGTCTGATGACTTAATTATAGGTGGATATGCATCTATAGAAATTGTAGACAAACAAAATGATTTAATCACATTACAGGCTTTAGATGAAGCAGTTCACAAATACATGGGAGAAAAGAAATACAGAAATGTAATGTCTAATCATTCTAATGTACAAGTAGGAGAAGTAGTAGAAAAATATAGAGATAGTAATGGTGTCTTACATAAGACCGCAGTAGATGATGTTGGTTTCTATGTAGTTATTAAATTAAGAGATGACATAGAAAAGGCAAAGGAAATTTCAAGAGGTATTAGAAAAGGAACTCTTCGTTCTTTTAGTATTGGTGGACAAGCAATATCTAAGAAACAGAAGACTAATGATGAGTATGGAGAATACAACGAAATAGAAAAGTTGGAATTACATGAAGTAACCATCTGTGAAAAAGGGATAAATCCCGAAGCAAGATTCGACATTTTAAAAATGGAAAAAAATGTAGAAAAAGGAGGAAAAAAAATGAGTGAAAAACTGGAAAAAGCACTTGAGGAACTGAATGACTTGATGAAACAAGTTAATTCTATCCACAAGGAAGAAGCCCCGCTAGAAGAAGCCAAGTCTATGGAATACATGGACACTGATGAAGAAGAGGAATTAGATGAAATGCCTACTGATTTAGATGAAGATATGGAAGAGAAGGCTCTTGATGAAGATTCAACAAGAGATTACGAAGCCGGAGAAGAAGTAGTAAGTAATGGAAACCCCGTTGCTACCCCTACTCAACTTAACGTATCTAAAGGATTAGAGAATGCAGATTTTGCAACTCTTAATCTAACGTCAGAAAATGTAGAAAAAGCATATGCAGCATTTAAAGCAGAAAAAATGGAAAAGATTGCATATGATTCTCTAAGTAAACAATTTGAAGCAAGGTTAGGAACTGAATTAACAGTTAAGAAATCTATGGCTGAAGCAGCATCATACGATGCTCGTTCAGACGTAAATGCATTAAAAGAAGAATTTGCAGACCTACGCAAATCATTAGCAACACGAAATGACGAGATTATTAAATCTCAATCAATAGAAATTCCAAGTGATGTAAGTAACTTATCATGGGATGAAATCGCTAACATAGCAAGGAAATACAATTAAGGAGGAATGAAGAAATGAGTGGATATATAAAAACAATGAAAGATTTAGAAGCAGCATCATACGGCTTAACAGGCGGTAGTGGTAATGCTTTGTTGAAGAGTGCCGGCATCGTAGGAGGACTACATGGTTCTCATGACGGTGGAACGGCTTTTAGTGGTGCAACAGGATTAACTGATTTGTACAACGTTCTTTATGGACAGAAAGTTTGGTCAATGCTTAACCAAGAAGTTAATGCTTTGTCAATGATTGCTAAGAGGCCATATACATCAAGTGGTTGGAGAGTTCTAAAGAGCCGACCTCAAGGTGGTAGTGGTTCTTCTTTTGCAGTTGGAGCAGATGCAGCAGGAAGTGCAGCACCAAGATTGGATGAAATAGGTGGAGTTGCAGAGAATGCCACTCTTGCTAGTATTCCAGCATTAGCCCCTGAATATACAAAACTATTCGTAAGCCCTAAAACAATAGCACATAAATTTGAGTTCTCTGAACTTGCAATGGAAATGGCTGCTATTGATGACGGTGTTGGCGATATACGTGCTATAGTTCGTGAAGATATGGGTAAACACCATGCTGAAGTACAGAACAAGATGCTATTAATGCCTCTTGAATCTTACTCTCAATCAGGTATTACAGAAGTAGACAACAACTATACATCTTTGTATAAAGTTGTAGCAAGTGCTGCTGAAATAGGACAAATGTATTTGAACAATATAACAGAAGACAGTGAAAATAGTGGTACTACAGTAGCAATTGACCCAAAAATCAAGGGTATTTATGGTGATAACAGAGGAGTTACTGCTGCCGCAGATAACACTAACACTCCAAGTGACGCTGACAGTATTGAAGACATAGTATTAGTACCAAGTTTCTTGGATGCTGAAGTTGACTTCGGTGCAAGTTACGGAAGCGGTTCTGCTAGAGTATTAACTCTAACACTATTAAATGACATGATTCGTAGAATCCGTCAAAATGGTGGAAACCCAAAGTGTATCTTAACAGGATACGATACCATACAACACATCTCTGACTTATTACAGTCACAAGAGAGATTTATGGATAGGAAAGAAATTGTTCCTACACATAATGGTGTACGTGGAGTTAAAGGTGCTGAAGTTGGTTTCAGAGTTGCAACATACTATGATATACCATTAATCCCTTGTAAGGATATGGCTTCAACAACAGCAGCAGGTACAACAGGTGGCCTAAGTGATATCTTTATCTTAGATACAGACCATCTATGGTTATCAGTTCTGAAACCTACAGAATACTTCGAAGACGGTATTTCTAACGGAAACCCATTCGGTGTTGGAACTTTAGGAAACCAAGCAATGTACAGGACTATAGCAGAAGTATGTTGTTCTTTCTTTAAGGGACAAGGTAAGATTACTAACTTAAAGAGTGCTTAAGGTACTTCATTAGAAAGTGAAAACGTAAAGTAGTACCCTCTACTCCGAACTATCGGGGTAGGGGATACTACCACTATTAAAAAAGGTGAAACACATGACACAAATATCATTAGAAAAAGAAGAAATGACTAAAGATTTAAAAATTGGTGGAGTTATATATCCAGTAGGATTTAGCCACCCAACAACAATACCATTAAACCATGCCATAACCATGTTACATAGTGATGGTTTTATCTGCACATTTGATGATATGGACAAAGCAGATATTGCAAGATTAAATAATCATAAATTTAGTGAACTAATTAGATTATGTGATGAATTAAAAGAAGGCGACACTCGTAGTCAAGCAACAAAAATACTATTTCCTAAAAAAGCAAAGAAAGCAAAAGCAAAACCTGTTAAAAAAGCAAAAGCGATAGCAACTCCTAAGAAAGAAAGCCTTACAGAAGATATTAAGGAAGTGATTGCATAGGTTGTAGTGGTAGTGGAGTTTTAGCAGTAAATACATTAGTATACAAAGGTAGATGTAAGTTAAATAGTTTACATGTGGCTAATACTTCAGGGTCAGCCTTTACTGTTTCAGTTTATGATAGTGATGATGCGTCTGAATCAGGTGATGTAGAAGTTTGCAGAATGGTATTATTAGCAGGAACATCTAGTGAATTTGATATGCATGGTCGTATCTGCGCTAAAGGACTATACGCAGTTAAAACTGGAACTGGCTTTTTCTCCCTAGAGTGGAGTTGATTTTGTGGCAAGTATTGATACTGATACAAGATTAGTCATGACTATTCTTTTTGTAGGTGCAGTTAGTGGAATGAATGTCTACTTTTATGCACAATATGGAGTAGGTTTCCCTTACGGTGTTGAGGCTCATGCTTTATTATTCGGCATAAGTACTATTGGTGGCATTATGATAATGAAAGCAGTATTTGATTTAGTAGCCAATGACTATATTGAAGAGACATTATTACAAAGAAGGATTGATTCGTATTGGAGTCGTAGAGCAAGAGAAGAAGAGAACCGTAAAAGAGTTAGAGAGTCCTTTAGAAACTTCCAACAAACATGGAATAACTCAGTTCAATCTCCTCCTAATGTTTATGGTGACAACAACTTACCAACAATAAAAGGAACAACAGAAGGAGTAAGTCCTTCTTTCTTAACATTGGAGCAGTAGGTGATTAATTGGTAGGCGAAATCCTAATGGGTTTTGATGAGTCTACTATGGCGTATGACTTACAAAGGGCGCATTCAGCAGATATATGGTTTATACGAGCAAGGTTTTGGATATGGGGAATGGCCTCAGTAGTATCTAGTTTTTTCATCGGTCAAGCATTAGCCATTTTTGGGATAAATACAATCTCAATATTATGGAATGGATTGATAGACCTTTGGCATCATTTGTGGTGATAAGTTGTCAGTAATGGCAGGTTTCGCTATCTTATTGGTGGAAGGAATGAATAAGATTTATCAAAGATTACATTCAATTCCTTTTGGTGTATATGGTGCGAGTAAAGCAGGGAAGACAACATTACACCACCAATTGAGGACTAGAGGTGAAGTGCCTGATGTTATGGAAAGAACTGTTGGTTTAGAGAAGGCTTCTAGAAAATTTATAAAATTAGATGGAGATGCTCATACCGTTAAAACTGCTGATATTGGTGGGCAGACTATTTATTGGACTGAATGGGTTAAAGATATGAAAGAACGTAAAAATAAATATATCATATTTTTATTTGATGATAGACATATGAATAAGCACTATGATATAGAACAACAGTTATGTTGGACTTTTCTAGTAGATACTATTTGTGCATCAGAATGGAATACTAATAATAAAAGAAAAAGGAAAAAGGAAAATGATTATCCTATTGCCGTATCATTGTGGGCTAACAAATATGATTTGTGGAAAGACAAATATGACCATGATGGGCCAATAGAAAAACACCCTATATTTGATGCATTTACAGGTGGTATGCAAAAATTAAATGAAAAAGGAATTCCATGTCATAAGTATATTGTGAGTGCTAAATCAGACTCAGAGATGGTTTATAGAGGAATCTTAACAATGATAAAGGACTACTAGGTGGGAATACCATGACGATGAACTACCAACCCCCTAATTTAATAGGTGCTACTACCACAAATGTCGCATCAAATGCTTTTATGGATAGATATGCTCAAGCAAGAGCAGCAGGTACAATAATGTTGTACGACTATAAAAATATTAAACCTAAAAAACAATTAAAAGAAATAATAAAGGTTATGTTACCTGAGAAAAAAACTTTCTTAAAAATCCCTTATAGTTTCAAATATAATATAAAAGATAGATGTGTAGTTTGTGGAACACAGAAAATATGGGAAGCGAGTGACCAAATGAGACCACCACTACCACTACATAAAGTTAGAAAGGGATATCCAATGAGAGGAACTTATTGTATGAAACATGCACAAATGCATAGACAATATGAAATGTTAGAACAGCAAATGTTAGCAGAAGAACATGGTTTAAGTTATAGTGCATATATACCTAAAATGCCTAACTTAAATCCATTATCATCAGGACCATTAACTAGTCTTAAACAAGGAGATATAACTTCACTTGCTGGATTAGGTTGGACTGTTAAACCACCTACAATGTCAGGTGAAAGTAAAGAAGATGAATTGTTCAGATTGTTAATTGAGAATGAATCTAACAGTAATAGAGTGAAAGTCTTATTGACCGAAGGCGTTAAGGTCCCTAATACCGTGACACAAGCGGAGAGTGAAAAGTAATGGGATTATTCGGAACGAGCAATGGACAATTAGCATCATCAATATCAACTAACCAACAAAGTCAATTTAAGACAATGAACAATTTATTAACTCTACAAGAAAACCATGTAGAAGATTTTTTCCAATATCATGGTGAAGCATTCTTGTCTGCTTTAGAACAATTAATGGAAGATGTGACACAAAGAGTAGTTGGGCAGATGTTATCTAAACTTGAATTTACAACCACAAGTGCAGGGATAACTCTGAACACAAATATCAAGGCTGAATATGAACAAATTTCTGCGGCTAATATTGAATTAGATTTACAAGGTCTATTAGCCTCTGCAATAAATACAGAAGTCGTTATGCAACGTAGAATGGCAAAAGCACAATACTTAGAATCTCAAGGATTTGGAGGACAAGCAGCATCTAATCAACCACAAATGGGTGGAATGGGTGGAATGGGTGTACCTAATCAAATGGGTATGAATCCTTCAAATATCCAAGGAAGTAATATGGGAGTTGGTATGAACAATACTATGAATCAACAAATGATGGCTATGAACAATACATCAGGATATCCTGTTCCTCCTGCTGGATATGATAACATGAACAATGCATATTGGATTGACCCTGCTACAGGACAGATGACATATACACCTCCGGCAAGTGGTTTAGGTTTAGGAGCAGCATTAACAAAAGGTGTTGCTTGGGCTAAATGGCTTGCTTAAGGTGGTTTGATGTATGAGTTTTACAATTCCTTCTGAAATTTTACCTAATAGTAAAGAGGATTTAACACTCACTCAAGAAGATAATAGTAAAAGTTTTAATGAATTAGTATCAGAAAATAATCCTATTTTTATGGGTATGTTAGCATATGTGTTTCATAGAACTACATCGGCAAAAAAAAGACCTGCTAATATGAAACAAGCAAAAAAAGTTATTCCTAAATTATTACAATATGATAGTGGAGAGTTTGATAAAATAAGTAATAAATATGGTGGGTTATATGATATTGATGTAAAATCCTTTAATAATTATATTAAACATTATTTAGAAGTAATAGAAAGTACCGATATGTATACTATACTAGAGACATTAAGTAAAACAGATTTCTTTCCTACAAGAATGAAGAGTGAAAAAGTATTATATTGGATTAATCAAGAAACAAGAGAAAAGGTATATAAAATACCAAGAGAGAGTTATACCTATACACAAGAAGATGAAAATGAAGGAAAGAAATTAAGTACAGGCGTAGAAGAATATGATGGACCCATAGAGGGACAAAAAACATCCTATAACCAGTCAATTGGAAATGGTAAACTAGATGCTACAGATTCAGGTGAGAAAAAAATAACGCCCTTTGAAGATAGACCATTAGAATTAAATGAAGATGAATTGAAAGAATTTACGTTATCTCAAATAGATGATAGGTCAGCAATTGATAATTTATTATTTATTAATGAACGTGGTTCTAGTGAAGGTAGTTCTAGTGAAGGTAGTTCTAGTGAAGGTGAACCTCAACAGAGTGGAGAACTTATAGATGCCTTTGATAAATCTAAACCTATTCTTTTTGAAGATATTACAGATTATTTTAATTATGAATCTACTCGTATAGATTTTGATATTAAAACATATATAGAAGACTTGTTTAAAAAAGAAGGTTTTGGTGATATAAATGCAAAGGACTCACCATTTAAGGTAGGACAAACAAGGTCGGAAACAAAAACAGAAAGTGGAACTGATTTCAAGGGTAAAAAGTTTGAAGGGAAAGTTAAAGTTTTTTCTGAAAAGGATGAACAAGATAACATTCCATTATTATATGTTATTTTACAAGGTGATGAAAGAGTTGGCTATTCTACAGAAGATGTCCAGTTTAAAATTGAAGGATTCACAGGAAGTAAAATATATAATTCTTTAGAAGAAGTATATGATGAAATGTCAGAATTACAAACTAATCCTAAAGTGCTAGAAAAATATATAGAAAAAATCATATTGTCACAAGACAAACATCCTTTAAAAGATATTATTTATTCATATTTAATACCTGAAAAAAGAAAATTAAAGTTAGGTGAATTAAAGATATCTGTAAGTAATACTGAAAGTGGTAGTGAAAAAAAGAAAACTAGTTGGGTAGAAAGCACAAAAACTAAATTGAATTTAGATAAAGATGTAGAAATTACACTAACCAAAGAAGAAAAAGAAGTTCTTAAAGAAATGCTTATTATGATGGGTCATATGGATAAAATGGATATTGAAACATTAGAAGATAAAATTAACAATATTCAGATATCAGATAATCTACGTGAACAAATAAAAGAATTATCTATGCCTGTATCTGAAGAAGAAGACAAACCGGAAGAAGTAGAAGACAAACCGGAAGAAGATATTTCATGGACAAAAATTCTATCTTCATATGAAGTAATAAAAGGAAAATTAGATATTGAATTAGAAGATTTATTTGCAAAATATCAAGAATTGAAAAGAGGTATTGATACTTCAAACGATGATAATACAATGGTAGCATTTGATTTTGTAACATTAAGTCCATATGTTAAAGACTTAATGAGAAAAACAGGAAAAACTATAGTATTTGGTGAATCTAGAGTACCTATCATTTTTGCAGATACAGTATATAGTTCAGAATCAATAATAGATACTACTCCTCAAAATTATAAATTAACTTTTAGTGGTAAAACATTAACTGGTGGAAGAAAAGAAACAGTAAACAATAGAACAGTTGATGGTTCATATAACTTAGCAATAAAACACTTTTTAAATATCAAGCAAGGGTATAATAGATTAAAGGCGTTGGTGAATTAACATGGGTAAAGTTTCCTCCCCTAGTGATTTTACAAATATAGATGTTGACTATGCCGCAGGTAAGGGGCATTATACTACTCATACTGATATATCTAACCTACTACAAATTGGTGTATTTACTGCTAATACTACTCCTAATCTTATTGAGATAGGTAAACTAATCAAAAGAGTAGAAGAAAAAATAGATGATTCTATTAAGTCATCATATAGACCTATTATTTACAAAGATGAATTTCATTCGTTTGATACTATGAGACTTAATTCTTATCCAATTTCTACATATAAAGATTATGTGGGTTTTGTTCAATTAAGTTACCCTAAAGTACAAAAATTAGTACGGTTAGAAGTTTACCAAGGAGATACTTGGAAAGACTTGGCTTCTGCTTCTGCAACATTAATAGTTCCTGATTCTGCTACTACAAATGATTGGACAATATCATTAACTGTTGGTAATCCAACAACATATACCTTTGAAATTAAAAATTTAGCAAATAATAGTATTCGACATTTCTATGATAACTTTGGCCCAAAAACTACTGCAAGTCAAATTGTAGATGCTATTAATGAAGTGTACCCTATGAAAACTGCTAAGTTTACAGGGGAAACTGCTAAGAAAACTATTACTGCAAACGGTGCTCCTAGTGTGCATGTTTCTGATTTCTTTTATGCTACTTTAGATAGTGAAAATAAAAAAAGAATAGTTATTAGTTCACTGTTAGAGGGAGAAGATGGAACTTATTGTGGTCTTAGTTCAACATATGGTTCAGTTACATCCTTTACTGATAATCAAAATTCAGGAAGACAAAATGATTATTGGACTATGAATGATGAAGGAAAGATTTTCTTTAGACAAGAGTATCCTCATAATCATCATCATTCTATTCGAGTAACATATGTTGCCGGAGAAGGTAGAGTACCTGCTCCTATTCATGAAGCAGCAACTAAGATAGTAGCGGCTGAAATAATTAGACATGATGATAATTCAATATTAATTGCTGAAACCGGTTCTAATATTGATTTGAAGGCTAAACACGATATATTACTAGAAGAGGCCAATGCAATTTTGAAAGGTAAACAAAATATAGTGCATTTTATATTGTGATTATTATGGAAAGAGTAACTAAAATGTTTCAGGATATTGTTGCGATACAAAAAGAACGTAATGAAATGTTAAAGGATAGTATTTATGCAGAATTTGCATTATCTGATGAACAGGTTATAGAAGAAGCACATAAGGCATTTGATTCTGCTTTCGCTAAAAGTTTTAAAAAGGAGTTTAAAGAACTATGATGGATGAAGTTACTTTTTTAATTCGTTTATTATCTGATAGATGGGATGCATCTGTTACTGCATTAGGAACTCAATTGCCAACAAATCATAGACCTCTTTCTACAGGAAACAGTGCTTCTATAAAATTTTTAGACATACGTTCTCTTGAACCAAAAGAAGGTCGAAGAGTAGATGCTGATTCAAATTCTATTATTTTAGTATTTGAAGATGGTATGTCTCAAATAACCCCAACAATAGATACAAGCGTTAGAAATGAAAGTTTTAATATGACAATACATATGCGAGTACTACATAGAAGAGATTTTTCTACCCTTACAGATTCAAGAGATAGACTACAGAGTATATACCGTATTACCCGATACATTTTAGAGAATAACGCTCGTAGCCCTACTATATATGTTAATGGCGGGACATCAGGAACAGTCGAGGATAGTGCTGAATTAATTACATTAGCAAGTAGAAGCGAAGCAAATGATAGGGGCAAAAGGTTATTGGGCTACAAACTATCGGTAGAGATTAAGCGGTTTGGGCGAAGCACAGTTTAGGTGAGAAAAAATGGTAAGTAATGAGATATTTGTAGGGTCAGGAGTAATTGCGAGTTATGCACCGGAATGTAAGATATTTCTTGGAGATAATTGTGCAGTTAGTAACTCTACAGCCAACCCTGCTAACACAATCACTATTGATGCACAATATACAAATGGAGATTTTCAAACATTAAGTTTAGTTCCTAATTTATATGTTGGTTGCCAAGTTGAAATAATTGACGAAGGTGACCGAACAAAAAAAGTTATGGCAACTATTATATCTAATACAACTACTACTCTTACTATAGGAGAAAATGCTTCTACTATAACAGGAGAAACAGGCTGTATAGTAGCAATACAAGGATTTGGAGCACCTGTTCCTGTTTTTGCTCCTGCTTCAGGTAAGACATCTATACTCTCTGATAACTGGTTAGGGCTTGTAAACACATTTACACCACCAAACGTAGAAGTAGAAACAGGTGAATTAAACTTAGTTGCTGGTGGTTCTAGAAATTTAGGGTTTCAATTTACTAAAGGTGAAACAGTAAGTGGTGGAAGCATAGAAGTATCAATGAATAATCCAATGTGGTTATACTATGCATTAGGTAATGTAACACTAGATAGCATGACTAATGTAGCAGCACTTAATACTGCTGGCGGTACTAATCAAATTGCCGTAGATTCACCACAGGGAATTGTTCGTAATATTGTTCCAAGTGGTACAACGGGTGCTGAAGGTTATCCTCACCCTACACTTGCAGATACGACTAGCCCTATAGATTTTGATGGCACAGTATTGACTGACGATTATAAAAAAATATCATCTACTGCAACAGACGCATTTGTATATAGTTTTACAGAAGATAACTCAGGAACATTACCCTCTTTTGCTTTAGACGTTTCATATTCTAAAGGAGCAAATAGAGCAAGTGGTGGAGATTTTTCAGTTCAAACTGTACAAGCATCAGGTACACCGGAAGAACAAGTATATTCTAGAATCTTTACAGGTTGTCAAGTTAACTCTTACACTATGAATTTTGAAGAAGGACAAGAGGTTAAAAACACTGTAGAGTTAGTTACTCGTAGAGCATTTGATGCTCCTATACATTATGCTCCTCATAGAAAAGTTACAGATGTAACTGCATATACTAATTATTCAGAAAATAAAATACCATACTTATTCCATGATGGTACAATCGAAGTATATGGACAAAATTTTGCTAGAGTCAAAACTGGTTCTCTTTCTATTAGCAATAACATAACGCCTCACAGATTTATTGGTAACTATAATAATCAATTAATGTCTCTTCATACTGCTGGACAAAGAACATATGAAATATCTTTAACTCTATTGATTACAGATACAAAGATTTGGGATTTATTAAGAGAAGGGGGAGAAAATACTAGTACCTTAAAATTACGATTTGAAAGAAGTGCAACTGATTTTGTAGATTTACAATTTACAGACTATGTTACACGTTCTGTTTCTGTTCCTTATCCTGATGATAAAGGGCCAGTAGAAGTAGAAGTTATGTTAAGTCCTAGAACATTAAGTGGTTGTACTTCAAAAAGTAGATGGGCTGTTTTCCATCTAAATGATTAAGGAGGAATATCAGAAGTAATAAGATATTCTAGTGTTTTAAGTTCCACCAACAATACGTTTGTTTGTTTGTTGGTTATGGTTAGGTGGAAAGAAAATGAATAAAGAAATAGTAAATGATAAGAGTGTCCTGTTTGCGGCAGAAGAAACAACGATGTATGAATTAAGAGTTAGTCCTGACTCTGAACAGATAATGAAAGTGTGGGTTAAGGAACCTACATGGCTTCAAGTAGAACAAGCCCTTTCATCTGTAATGAAGATAGATTCTAGTACTCAAAAAATGGATATAGATTTGAATAAAATGTATAAGTTTATGGTAGAAAATTTTGTAGAAAAAACAGAGCCTTCTCTATCTTCACTTGATTTACTCCGCTTAAACCCATATGTAGGTTCTCAATTAAAAGATGTATTACCTAACCCATTCAACGATTTAGGCACGGAGGCTGATACGGGAAAAGAAGAGTAATACGCAGAGCCTTAGATGGTGGTCAAGTAGACCCTGTAATTGCCCTTCGTATTTTATTATACTCTTATTGCAAAATATTTGGGATAGACCCTAATACTGCAAAACATACTCCTGTAAAAGACATGCTCGAAATGATAATGATACATGGAACAGTAGAAGAAATAAAAGCAGAACACATGGAAAAAGAAGCAAATAAAAGAAGGTGACATTAATGGGAGATGCATACGAATCCACTAGTGAATTAGGTAGAGCATTAGGCATTATACAAGACCAACAAGCAGGAGTTGCTGCTGGTTTTGGTGATATGGCTCAATCTAGTAAAACGTGGAATTTTGCATCTAGATTAATTTCAGGTTCAGGTTTATGGAAATTACAAAACAGAATTAGAGCCGTTGGAAATATGATTAATATATACAACGATAACCTATCAGGACAAGCAGAAGCACAACGTAAAGCATTAGATTCTAATATGCAATTAACATCTAGTCTTGGTGAAATGCAAAAAGCACATTCTCAAGCAGAATCATTTGCTGGTGGTTTATATGAACAACTTTTATTGTTTGAAAATCTGAAAAATCCTATTATAGATGAGAGTGACGAAATATTAAATGAAATTAACGCTCAAGAAAAGGCTACTAAGAAACTAATGGACGCTCAAGAAGAATTACATAAAGTAATGAGAAAAAGGGTAGATGTAGAAGAACTTGGCCGAGTAGGTTCTTATCTAAAAGATAAAGGATATGGTAAAGACAAAAACATATTTGCAGAGAAGTTCAAAGGATTTAGAAAAGTTGCGAGTAGAGAAGGTGCAATGGGTGGAAAGGAAAAAGTTAGTAGAGGTTTATTAAATGCAAGAAAGAAAGTCACTAATATGTTTGCTAAATTAAAAGTTAGTAATCTTATTGGAGCATTTAAGGCAATTGGTACTGGGCCTTTTTCACAGATGATTACTATGGGTGTCTTTGCTTTAGGTAAATTACTAATATATTTTTCATTAGCGATGCTATTATTTGGAGTACTATATCGTAGTTGGCCTACTATCAAAAAAGTATTTACTAAAGCATTACCTCATTTAGAAAAAGCCTTTGAAAATATAAAAGGAATTTTATTGGGTGTATATAATTTAGTAGTTGGTCTCTTTAAAGGAGATTTTAGAAGGGCGTTTATGGAAGGACTTTGGCCTATATTAAAAAATATGATGTTACTAATGAAAAATCTTCTGTTCGCTCTTGGTAGTTTTATAGTACATGGTCTTCATGCGGCTTTCAAAGCACTACGGAAGAAAATTCCATTCATGGCAAGTGGAGGAGTTTCTAGTGGTGGACTTACAGTTGTTGGAGAAAGAGGGCCGGAATTAGTTTCTTTACCATCAGGTGCAAGAGTACATTCTAATAGAGAATCAAGAGGGATGGGAGGAAGTACTATTCACGTTCATGTTAGTGGAAGAGTTGGTGCAAATGATGCAGAAATAAAAGATATTGCAAATAAAGTTGCAAGAGAGATAAACTTACGCATGAATAGAACAGGAGCATCGGCAGGTAGATTCTAATGAGTGGCAAAAATTTTAGTGAGTTCAGAGTTTTTTTAGAATTACAAAGGCGTAATGAAATAAGTGGTAGTAATACACAAGTAAATCGTATTCCACTATTTGTTACAGAAATCGGGATTAGTACTAATAAAACTGTAATGAATATGGGTGTTCCTTTTGTTGGTATGGTAAGAGGTGAATCTTTAAAATTGGCATTCGATGTTGGTATGTCGGAAAAGACAATTAATATGTCAGGCATGTTATTAGGTCAAACTATTATTAAAGATAAAGGGGGTGACAATTTAAAAGAAGTAACTTTAACTTCCTTTGAAATGGCACAATTACTCCATTCATATACAGATGCTTCTTCATTACAAGATGACCAAAATATTGCAAAGATAGTTTTCTTAATACCAAGTCGTGCTGATGAAAATTTTGAATATCATACCGGATATGATGGTAACACTGACATTAATCAATTACCATTAATTCCTTTCTCTTGGAAAAACAGATTATATGACAATGATTTTGCTATTGGTGTTGGTGATGGGAAGCAACATTTTACACCTTATACAGATAACTCAAAGGCAGTAGTTGGTATGACAGGATTCATACGTTCTTTTAGTACACAAATAACTGCTTCAGATTTTCCTGCAATATCTTTTAGTTTAGATTTTGAAGAGGCTATGGTTATAGGAGATAACCCATTCGACTGAGGAATTATTATGGTTAATGCTTATGCAGGAGAAGCCTATAGATTAGTATTTCCTATACTATCTAACGGATATTTATTATTAAATTATGATGATACTGTTACACAGATAGAAGGAACTACGGCTACTGTAGGAGGTACAGGGGATGACCCTAGCGGAGTAACACCTACAACAGATACTATTACAGCAACAAGAGAAAGAAGCATATGGGCACATAAAGATTCATTTACATTAGAAGCCATTGTTACTCCCTATGATGTTAATGGAGTTGGTAATAGAACAACAGGTCATGGAGTGTTAGACTCCACTAGAACACCACCATACCCTAACAATTCTATAAGTAATAGATTGACAACATATGAAAGTGTAAGTACATTAGGAGGTAATGATTATAGAACACAAAAAATGATGTTGTTCTATAATACTAATTTAAAATTTTATTTACAGAATACAACTGAAAGTTCTTACAATCAACCTGCTGAATATAAATTGGTTGCAGAGTTAACAAGTGGAGGAGTTACAAAAACTATAACTTCAGAAGTTGTTATTAAACCCAATAATACATTGTATAACTATTATGATACAAGTGGATATTATCATGGTAATAATACAAGTTTTACTAAACTTTCTAGTAATGCAACTAATGTTAGTAATGATAGAGTATATGTTCAAGAGGGTGAAGCAGATTCATTAGTAGCAAAGGGTGCAAAACTATATGATTCTGATTTAAATTTAATTGGAGAAGCAAATTCTATACAAATTCTTGCTGGCAAGGACAGGATTACTTTAAAGGAAAATAGATTAACTGATGTTAACTCTAATGGAATTGTATATGTTTCTCAACTTAAAGAAGCAATGTATTTAGAACAAATGTATAAGTTTTCTTTAGTATATCTAAAAGGAGGCTATGTTGAAATGTACGTTAATAATGGTTTAATTAAAAGAGAACAAATTAGCATGGAGCCATTACAATTAGATGCAAGTGATTGTCAAATTGGAAGAGGTACTACTAATCAAGAACAATTCTATGGGGAGATATTTGAAATAAGTATGCACAAAGGTAAACAACCATGTCCAACATATAAGACATTGACCCCTAGTTATAATAACATTCTGTTCTATTATGCATTCGGGGTCTAACTGTGGTAGGTAAACTAACGTATCCAGTTAACGCAGGAATATTAGATTCTGCGGTAGTTAGTGATTATGATTCTAGAGTTACAGAATTTAATAATAATAGAGCCTTTAGTAATGTATCTGTTAATCCTGTATTAAAAACAGTACATATCAATGAGGAAAATTCTGCTCAAATTGCTGCCTTTGTTAATTCTGCTATCTTTACAGAAATTAGAAAGAGTTCTCATACAGGAAGTATTTCCAATGATGCAGTTTCAAGAATAGGAAATAGGATATTACCTGTAGAAAGTAGTCCTAATGCGAGTTCTTTAGCACTATATGCTACTAACAAAGAAGAAACTCATGGGTTTAAAGTTAAATTATATGATAGTATTATCTCTGCTTCAGCAACAAATAGAAAGTTTATGTTTTCAACAACTGATTATCCTAGTTCTGATTTTGTTGGAATAGATATAGATAATTACGATTACTTTATTATAATTAATCCTGAAATTGTTAGTGTTGGTGCAGATACAGTTAGACCTCACTTTGCTAAAATTACAGGTATTGTAGGATTTGATACCTTTGGAGATGGGTTGGAGTTCAGTCCTAGTTATCCTACAGGTGTACCTAATGGTTGTAATATTGAAATATTCAAAGGGCCAGCAAAAACAGATACAGATATAGTAGCAGTTAGTTATGGTTTAAGAGGAGATGTAGATGCATCTACCGATAAATTTGATGTGTTTAATGTAGCAAGTAGACCTACTTTTTATTTCTATAATGATAGGCTAGATGAAGATGACCAATTAGATTATACAACAAAATATACTGTAACTGTATTACGTTGGTGGAATTATGGAACTACAGTTACGGGTACTAGTGTTAAAGTACATGCTCAATTTGATGAGGGGTTAGAAAGTACTTCTGCAAAGTCTATAAAATTATCAGTCGCAGACGCATTTAAATTATCTGAAGGAATATCTTTGTTTGATACAAATGGTGTTTACTTAGGTAATGTAGAAGCAAGGTGGACTACAGGAACATTATCTAGTGGTTTTAATTCTTATGTACACTTAGATTTTGCTAGGGTTGCTATATCTGCTGCTAGTAATGTTACATTGAAAATAGGTAAAACAATTCAGAATGTAGTATTTAGAACTGAATCTAAATTTGGTGATACTATCCCAAACATAGGTAAGCACCGATTAGATGCATTACTTATAGATGCTAATAGAGACTTAGATGATGCTGGTAAACAATATAATTTTGCAGTAGAGTCAACAGGTGTATTAATCAATGGGGCAAAAAATGCCAACGCTGGAACAACAATAGCAGTAGACACTGTTAATGCAACTACTAAATTTGCAATAGGTGATACAGTATATGATAATGCTGACGCAGTTGTAGGAGTTATTAGTGCTATTACCTCTACACAGATAACATTACTAGCAAACAATGTAGTGGCATTAGCAAATGATGAAAACCTAAAAAGACATATTCCTGATTTTAATCCTATTAGATGGCATAAGGCATTTCCTAGAATGCATAGACAGGCTGCTAATCTTCTAGTTGTAAGTAGTGCCGTAGATGGTGGAATGACAGGGCCAAGTAAATATTTAACATTTGAAAAATCTGAATTAAAGAATGATAGAATACCATTAGTTCAAGGGTCTAATCTAAATAATCCTAAAAATAAAATGACTAAGATAGCACAAGTAAGTTTTCTTGATAACAGTGGCATTAGCCATAAAAAGATTAAAGAAAATGAAATATTAAAAATGAGAAAAACTATTTTTACAGACAATCTTGGATATAAATTAATTAAAGGCAGAACAACAATAGTAAGCAATGTATTCAGAATTATGGATTTAGATTCTAATTATGATTTAAGAAACATATTAGCAGACAATTCTATTATTTTAATAAAAGGATACTATTACGTTGTTAGTTCTGTTCCTGCTAAAGTTCGTGTTTCTAGTGGAGATTACCAAATTATTAACATTAAAGCAAAGAGAGCAGTAAGTGCTGCTAATTGGACTGTTGGTACTACACCTGAAGCCGCAGCAGGTAATAACCATCCAATTAGAGTTGCTCCTTATACAAAGACATTAAATGTAGATTTTGAAGCAGATACCGTGTTCAACTTTACACAAAATAGATTAACATTAAATGATAGAACAATAAACAAAGAAGATGCTAAATTATATAATGCATTGTGTGCATTTAAAACATTTAGTTCACATGTTAATAAAATAGATTATGCTGATAGAGTTCACCAAATAGTTAAACTACAAAATGAAGATACTAAATTCTATCAGACAACAGGACAAAGACTCTATTATTATAATGGGTCTTATGCAGTACATGAAGAAGTATTTAGTGGTTTAATTGAAGATATCGAAACTGCTACTGAAAATGGTCTTAACATAGTTACAATAACAGGTAGAGATAATATGTCTAAATTTTTATCTAAAACTATCAATAAGAATATGGTCTCAGGAGAGGATTTAGTAATGAGTACTATGTCACCTTATACAGGTACAGTTGAGGCATTTAAGACTGGAAGCGGTACAAGTTTAACTGGTAATAGTAGTAGTATGTTAGTAGGTAAAAATGTAAAATTAAATGCTAGTGGTGGAGTTGTTAATAAATATGAAATTGTGGTAAACCAAGAAGGAGAACTATTAGGAGAAGTTGTTAGTATTAGTGGAGCAACTATTACTTTGGCTCATACTATTTGTGATACTCCAACTACTTCTACTACAGCAATAAAACACTATGACCCGTTTGTAGATAATACACGTATGATTGGTTTAAAATCATTACAATCTAATCCTCTTCATACAAATACTGTAAACGATTTTACTTCATTTAGTGAAAAAGGATTAATCTTTGATAAAGCAATTAAAGTAGATGGTAGAGTGCCTAATCACAGTATTGGTAATGTACAGGGTACATCTGCGAGTGGAGTTAATTTTGATGATGGGACTTTAGGATTTGATATTAGTAGTTTTAAGAGTGTGTCTACTGATGATGCATCTCATGCTTTCCATATAGGTGATGAGAATGGTGCTACTAATACAATAACAAATTATAACACACTTAATTCTGAAACCTTTAGTGTAGTTGAAGTAAATGAAAAGAGTGAAGGTAATACCACTATTTCTATTGCACCTAAGATGCCTATTGTTCTAGGTAGACTTGATACCAATACATCAGATAGTAGAGGAAATACGCATATTTATATGGTGAATAATAATATTAATACAGGTGGGTATATACATAGATTACCTAATACCTTTAATGGTGTCTATCATCCAAAAGAAACTATTAGATATTGGGATTTACAAACATTTAATTCAGGAACATTGAGAAGAAAATCTGACACTATTTATGCAGAAGGAAAAAAGCCACAACGAATACAAGGTTATGCAGTTGGTTATGGAACAACGGTTACAGGAATAGTTACTACTCCTACACCAACAATAGATAACAAACCTATACTTGGAAGTAATACATTACAAGGTTATACTCAAAAAGATGCCTTTTATGGAACGAGTGATTTAATAGAATCTTATCAATATACTGCTGGAAACAATGTAAGCGAATATGATATTATGTATCGTGCATTTGAGCAAATAGACCCTAGAACTATTCCTTATGAGTTAATGGCAGTAGGAGATATATATCCTCTTTCTAAATTAAGATGGAACAACTTAGGTTATCATACTCTTTCATATGACGATTTTGCTATATTATTAGAATCTAAGTCTTCGGTAACTGGGTCTACTTCACATCAACTGTATGAAGGCTCTACAAAACAAACAGAAAAAACAGAAAACATGTTTGAATTAGCACAAATAAGTAGTGCAACTCAGACTACTAATCAACTTAGAAGATGGGGAGTTATTAAGTTAGTAGAAGCAACATTTGATTGGCATTTTAACCCTGTAGATTTTGAATCATTAAAACCTTCTGAACAGATACCAACTATACCATATTTTGATTATGTGACGTTTCCTAAACCAACGGTAGATACAGGTACAATAGTAATAGGTGGTGATGGTAGTATGACTTCTGAAGGTCTTACTGAAGGTGGTGGAGATGTATTTTATGATGAAGATAAAATTGGGGATTATCCCTCTACTGGCCCAAATGTGGCTAGTGGGTATGCAACAACAACTAATCAAAGTGGAGATGTAGTTGCTACTGAGTCTAATGGTTTAATTACTAAGGTTGATGGAACAAGTGCTGACCGTTTCAAAACTAACCTTATTTTCGATAACGGTTCAACTTATACCTATGGTAATGCTACTAACAAAGACATGTTAAGATTTGATGGTAATAATGCGGTAGAAGGAATAGAAAGATTTAGAATTCATAGAACTATTGATTATATGATTGATAATTTAGATACTACTACTGATGCTACTTTCTTAAATGATAGACAAAATGCATTAAAAAATATTAGATGGACTGATGTTTTCTTTACTCGAAAAAATACTAAACTTACTAACTTTAAATTTGCTGATTTAACAAAGAGTGGTGATTCTTATAGTCCACCAAACGTTATATTACCAATAATTATAGAAGAAAAACTAAATACAGGAAATGCTGATGCTAGAACATTTAGTCCATTTGTTCATGGGAAAAATTGGGATGGTAGTAGTAGACATTATTTACATATGTCAAGAGTAATTGCTGGTTTAATAGAAAGATATAAAAGTGCTGGTACAGGAAATACTTTTATTAATTTTTACGATAAATATGGAATGGGAATAACTGATACGAATTCTACTTCCTTTGCTCATCCTTATGACAACTGTATTGGTGTATTCAAAGATGTTAGATTAGCAGAAAAAAATAGTCCGTATGTAAAGATGGATAAACTAACCATTACTAGCGCACCATTACAATTAGATACAGATGCTAACTATGCTGCGTATGTTGCTTCAGTGGGTACTACATTAGACCAACATACAAGAACTTCTTTTATACAATCGTATCCTAGTAGTAAAACACTATCTATGATTGGAACAAGAACTACCGCAGATTTCTTTGGCGTGAAAAACCCCGCAGGTATTTCTATATATGCAAACCCCAAAATAACACATTCTGCTTCTCTTGCGGGTGATACTGGGACGGTTGGTTCTGCTCAAATGTTAGTGAAACCTCGTTTTGATTTAACAGGTGAATCAGGTAATAGTATAGCGTTAACATTAAATCATAGTACTACACACAGTTGGTTGAGTTATATGCCTAACCTAACAGGGTATTATATTGTATCGGAGGCTCTTACCGATATTTCCAATTCTTCTACTGCTGTAGCAGGTAAACTAAGCGATGACCCTGATGGTGGTCATCCAGCAGATATCCATAAAATAATAAGTCATACTGTGTCTACATTACCAACTGCCGGAAATGGAACAAATGGTAACATTGAAACACACACTATTACATTTGATAGCACTTTATCTGTACAAAGTGGAACTGGGTATGAAGGGAAATATAGATTGATGAGAATTTCTGAAAACACTTTTGATGGACATAAAGATATAATTGAATTTAATGTTATGAAACCACAAGAAGTAGCCTTCAATTGGCAAACAGGTGGAGAAGGTGATTCAGATACACAATTTCAAGAATCAGTATATGAGATGCATCTTTTATTAGATATAGATAATGCTTCTACCTTTATTGAAAGAAGAACAAATACAGCAATAGATGACAACTTTACAAATGAAGAAATTATTGATACATATATTACAGATGGAAATAATACACAGAGAAAAGAAATAAAAATTGCTACCACAAGAAAGAAAGGAAGTTCAGGTTCTAAAACACAAGCAGGGTTAGTTATGACTTATGAGGGTTCATTAACTGCATATGGTGTAGTTTCTTTCGGTGAAGTTTTCGATGTTGTTCTTAATAGAAGACCTAAACTAAAAAATATAAAAACTTGTCATATAGGAAGTTCATATCTTATAGGAAGTAGCATAGAAAAAGAAGTAGGAAATTTAGTAAAAGATAGTGGGTTAATTTATAATTCTGCTAAGAGTTTTTCTGAATACACAGGTAATGTAGTAAATTCAATCAGTAGTTTAACTATAACTTGTTTTGATACTGTTACTAATCTAGATGCAGGAGACATATTGTATTCAAAAGATGGATATTTAGTAGGACAAGTAGCCTCTATAAGTGGTGCTACTGTTGTTATTGGTAATGGAGTTGACTCTGATGGTTCTGCCACAAAGTTATATTATACTCCAACTCAATATGATGAACTGATTAGAATTAATAAGAAAACATTTGTCACTTCTTTAAATTTAG